TAAATGACCGTATTTAAAGCGGTCACCTCCCTATATTTATCCGTATTTAAAGGTATTGCGTAGGCGCCGCGGTGCGAAGCACTTATTAGAGGCCTATCGTTGATACCTCTTATATTCATTGATCTTTTTGTGTATATTTCTTTCATATTGTTCAAATTGTCTTTGGTCCTTTGTAAGATTGATATAGTTCGTTCTTACATTGTTTGTAGTTATATTCTATTGTGACCTCTCATGTGGCCATACCCTTTAGCAAAATTTTTTTTCTAAACTCGCAATAAACTTTGAGCATACTAGAAGAATCCTTTAAAGAAACTCTTAGCACTAGATAAGTTTTGTTTAAAAGAAACCATACTAGACTGAACAAAGTTATTGATACGACTTGTTATTCTGTCTTGTGCCATAGGATTCATCTTGTTGAAATTACTTAAACTTGATAGATTTATGCCTCCTAGTGCTATTTTTGCCTTTTCTGCGATTTTCTCAATTTCTGTCTTTCTATTGAGGATTGTAGAGTTTATCTTTGCTAGATGTTTCTTTTGTAATACCCTATTAGAAGTACTATTTAAAACGGCGTTAATAGACTTATTAGCGGCATCCTTGACGTTTAAGTCACTTGTATTGAGATCAACGTTTAACTGTTTAGCGATGTCTTCTACGGTACTTATCTGAGGACTAGGTATTTTACCGTCTAATTTGTTTTTTACTGGGACTAGTGTTGATATATCTACACCTGATCCTATTACATCAATAGGTTTAGACCTGAAATTTGCACTTGCCTTAAATGTATCTGCGTTTGGTAAGTCTGTAGCAAATACGTTACGTACTACGGTCAATGCTGTTGTATGTTTTTGATCAAGCAAGTCTATTTGATGATGGACTTTTGATATTAGATAACGACCTGTTAATAACTGATCCACAACATCATCACGTTCAACTTTAGGGTCATTTGTTTGTTCAGCAGCATTGTAACTAGGCACTTCACACCATACTAGATCACCAATGTTATATGTAAAGTTACCTGGTACATCTATATCCATTGAGAAGTAATCTCTACTTGCAATTGATAATGCTTGTTTAGCAGTTAATCTAGGATCAAGTCCTATACCTTCACTATTAAAAGCATGATTTGCTTCTGTTGCTGGTTCTACAAATACACGAGCAAAGTAATCGTCCATATACTTTCTATTGTCAGCATTTGAGGCCTTCGTTAATTTACTAGCATGTAATCTGTTAATTTGTTTCTTGTTAGTTGACCCATATGACTTATCATCTACGGTATATTCATCATCAAAATCAGCAGGACCTGGTGGCATAATACCTTGATATTTGTTACCAGCGCCAGTCGGTGCGTCTATGTGTAGTGCCTGTTCATAATAGTTTGTATAGGTTAGTTTGCTCTTTGTAAATTTCTTATCAATTAGATTGTGAGCATATATTACACTACCAAACATACCTCGTCTTGTATTTGCTAATGTGTTATATGATTCACCAAATGTAAATGAATATGGTTTTGTAATAGGACTATCTGTGCCTGTATCTGGTGTGCCAAAGTTAGGATTAAAAGCAGACAATAGGTCAAAGTATGCCACAAAAGGTCTGTTTCTATCTGTATCGCCTGGCTCTCTATACAATGACTCTAATGTTCTATAATGAAAACCTCTATTGTTTTCATAAAACATATAGTGTGGTGTTTTGAAATTAGCAGGTTCTGATATACCTTCTAACATACGAATACCTGCTAAAGGTCTGCAATTAGGAAACGTAAATGTATAACTGCCTAACGTAGGGTCAATGAATAAATCTTTTTTAGAGTTCAATAAACTCTTATCACCTTTAACAATGGTATTAACCATTTCTGCATATGAACCTGATAATGATTTTGATACTCTTAATCTCTCGTTTCTAATAGACTCAATTGAGGTAAAGAACAAAGCAATTGCTTGTACGTTTTGTGCTGTCTTTACTGATTTCTTTTCATACACTTGAAACCTATGATTAGTAGCATTGACTTCTTCATCGCCGTCTGCTTCTATAGGGTTTCTCATTTTAAACTCTATAAACTCGTTACCTATAATCGGTAGTCTATTAGCAGCACCAACTGAATCAAAGAACATTATATTACCTGATTGAAATGCTGAGTCTAAATCTTGGTATAGGTTAACAACAGCAGTAAGACCTGTTATATCTAACTGCGAACCACCATAACTATAAAGTATTATTTCTGAAGTTCTAAAGTCGCCAGGGTATCGTGGCGAAACATCATCATATTTTGGCATACCTGGTTTAGGCATTTTACGCTCCTATCAATGTAGCAAACTCATCGGTAATCAAATCTAAAAATTCATTTCTTAATAATTTAATTCTACCTTTTGCTAACTGCTTTCTTAATTCATATTCATAGTTAGTTACAGACGTAGCACCTGATACGGTACTATTAACTTGTATCATATGTGAATGGTCAAATGATGATGTAGCACCACTCCCTTGTGCTACCTCATAATGATGTACACCATTGATGTCTGAATATTTGTCATTTACATATTTTTCAAATTGATCTTGTGTTAGCGGCCAATCGTAAAATCTGTCTTTTACATTGTTGAATAATAAGATAATCCAATAGTATTTTTGATCACCATAGAATTGCTCTGATACTGACTCTGGTGTTTCTTCACCACTTACTTCGTATAAGTCAAATAGAGCACCACTTTCTGTTAATCCTTCTTTTATCTGCACTCGTCTTAATAGGTTTGTAACAAGTTTAGGGTTACCTTGACCTGCAGCGTCATAATAGATTTTAGGAAACTTACTGAAATATGCTGGCATAGATTATTACCTCGGTGGTCCTCCTTGATTGGCTGTTGCACTTTGTCTTAATTGATTATAACGACTTCTTTCCATTAGTTCTAATTCTTTAAACGTTAATGTTGCGTCTATAGATACTGGATCACCACTAGGGTGTGTTGAAAACTTATCGCCACCGTAATCTATATCAACACCTGTACATGCACATAAACCTATTTGATCTATAAATGGGTTGACCTGTGTGCCTCTCATAAATCTAATTGTAAATTCATGTGGTACTTTGTAGGCAGCAATTGATCCTGTACCATATTTTAATGGTAACATTGACTCTTTTATTTCGTGTAATAAGTTATTTACTACGTCTGATTCTTTCTTACTTCTTGGTGTAAATTTAAATGTAAAACTAAACGTTCTATAATCTATACCATTAAATATCATTTCTGACATGGCTGCTGGTGCGATACCTGTTCTACGCTGTACAGCAGCACCTATACCTTCACCTAAACCACCAGTGAAAAATGATGATAGTCCTGTTGCTAATTTACCTGCTTGTTGAGCAACTGCACCCATATCAGGTCCTGTAAAACCTGAACCAGAGTTTATAGCGTCTTTTATTTTTGCAAAAGCACCTAATGCCCCACCTATATCTGCAGCCCCATAATCAGCTGCTAAATTAAATTTAAGTGTTTGTGGCATGTAAATTGCAATTGAATTTTTAACTGTTCTGGCAGCACCTTTACCTGTAGGTATACCCAAAATACCAGATGTTGTACCTTCACTAAAAAATCTATTTGCACCATAGACAACCGTATCTAAATTGTCTGCTCTTTTTGTGATTTGTCTGTTAGAAACTGCTCTTTGACTACCTGATTCACCAGTTCTTTCTATTATATCAAATAGAATATAATGCTCTTGGTCTTTTACATCTAAAGGATAAACAAAAAACTTACCACTACTACTATGATATGGGTTTGAATAATCTGCATTTGTAGGGTTGTAATTTATAATACCTTTTTTACTTGCAACCGTTTTAAAGTTAGGTATAGTAGGTCCTTTTAAGACCGTACTAGTTTTTGTAAAGTTACTTAATATGTTTGTTAATACTTTGAAAGGTTTAAATGCCATGTTAATATTTATCCTATATTACTCATTTCTTTTGGTAGGTTATTGGGATTATTTACACCTATAGTTGCTGATCCTACATTTGTGTTACTTGTATTGTTTGAGTTATCAACTGCGTTATTATTGATAACCGTTGTACCCATTGAGTTTTCTTTACCAATAGTTAATTTTTCTATGTTATCTGCTTTTAATTCTTCTACCGTTTCAAGTTTCTTTTGATCGTTCTTTACAAGACCTAAATCGTCATGTTGTTCAGTAATAGTTGGATCGTCACTTGTACCTGCAAGTTTATTTGCCATCTTCTTTTTATCAACAAGACCAAATGTTAGACCAGATAAGAACCCAGCAAAACCTGATGAAGCCTTATCTCTTAATGTTAGTTCGTCATCTTCTTTGTCAAGTAATTCACCTGCGTCTGCAACACCTTTAGCGGCGTCAAATACGCTCATAATAGCAGCAAGAGGTAAGAATACACGACCTGCAACTCTAGCAGCACCTTTTACTGCCTTGCCTGCTACTTTAGTACCCTTCTTAACATTTTCTTTAACAAGATTTTTAGTTTTATTTTTAGCCGCAGCTGTTGTTGTTGCAGCTGTTGTAGCAGCACCTGTTCTTGCAGCTGCTTTAGCTGCTTTTTGACCTGGTTTACCTGTACCTGTAACTACTGGTGGTTTGCCTTTACCAAAACCTAACATGCTTTTTACTGAGCCTGCAAGTGTACTACCTAATCCTGTGATTGCACCCTTAATCGTACCACCTAATGTTGTTAAGGCTGCAAGTGGTAATAAGTTATCACTTAAAGTTGAAAAGAAACCTTTGTCTTCGTCTGATTTCTTACCTAATAATTCGTTTGTTGTAAGTGCTTCGTCATAAATCTTTTCTAATAGACCACTTGTTGTATCAAATTGAGCGTCTGATTCTCTTTCTTGCTCTACTCTATCCTCACTATCACCACCAGCACCTTCAGATTGAAAACTATCTGTGGCCATAGATTTAGCAACCGTTCTCTTGGCAATATCTTCTCTACCTGCTGACGTATCTGCAGCTGCTGATGTACTAGTGCCTGCTTTTAATTCGCCTTTGGCTGTCTTTCTACGTAATTGTCTTTTAGCAGATAGACCTTTTTGTTCTGCTCTTTCCTCAGACTCAATTGCTCTTTCTATTCTTTTGCCTATGATAGGTACATTTGTAAGACCTACTCGTCTAGCAAGTTTAAGAGGTTTTAGTTCTTTCTTAAAATCTCTAAATCCTAATGATAATTTAGTTGATAACCCTAGTACTTTTTTTAATTCAGCATTTGTTTTACCTACGGTCTCTTGGATATATGCAAGTTCTTCCTCTGTAATAATATCCTTTTTACGTAAATTTTCATACTCTTTAATTGTTTTTTCTGTAGTTAATTGTGAGGTTTTTGCGTCATCAAAATCCATACCTTTCAAGGCGTCAAGTTCAACAATAGGATAATCTATTACAAACTGAATTATATCCTGTCGTATTCCTGCGTCATTAAGTTTTGCTTGGTTCGTATAACCAGCAGACTTCTCTAATTGAGATTGATACTCCTGCAATGCGTCAGATAAAGCAAACTTTGGATCAGATTCATCTTTCTTTTGTGCTTTTAGAAGTGATTTAAAGTTTTCTGCTGACGCCTTTTTAAAGACTTTTGATACTGCTTTTACCATTTATTAACCTATGTCTTGTTCTTTATGTTTTACTTTAGATGGTTTACCATTTACATAGATTGCAAACCAACCTGCACCAGCCCCAACGACTACTGAAACTAACCCAGCCTGTGCGTTAGTAGGATTCTCTAGTGCCATAAACCAATTGATTACATCTAAAAATGCCCAACCATAAGCAACCATTAATAGTCTTGGTACTAATCGCCAGTTTGACATTAATTCTGGTATTTCTACTGATATGAAGTGCCATAACGTTCCGACACCGTATTTAAAACCGTTCCACCCTTGTGTAAACATGTTCTTTAAAAAATTCTTCATATTTCTATCCTCTCTTTTGTTTTTCTCTTATCTTTTCGTTTTCTTCTCTTATATGCTGTACTAGTAATTCAACATATATTTCCCTCTCCCATGGTAACATTCCTTCAAGGTCACCCAATGAGTATTTATGGTATTGCATTAAAGCAAAATTCGTCCTAAAAAAACTCTCTAGGCTTTCATGTAAGAGGGTAACTGAAAAAAATCAGACGCCCCTTGTAATAACATTTCATGCTCTACACCTGATTTAGGGTTCTTGTATTTTATTGTATGTTTTATGACAGGCAACGTTTCAAAAAAGTCTTTTAGTTTTTTGAATTGTGGCATAGTCAAGTTATCAACAAACTGCTCTACTTCACCTGGTTCAAGGTCTTTTGTTTCAAAAATTTCATCACCATTGTAAATTTGAGCAATACAATCCCTCATCAAATTGACCGATAAGTCTATGATAGTCTTTTTATTTGCTACCTCTAGTACGGTCGGCACTTTCATTATCACACCATAATCTTTTGAGAAAGGTATATTTGTTTCTACCTTCTTACTTAAATCTGGTTTAACGTCTTCAATATTAAATTCATAATCTACAACTTGTTGTTCATCATCTGGACATTTTAGTTTCAATTGTACTGCCTCACCTATTGATTTTGATCTTATGTTTAACCATAACCATTCAAAATCATAGACAGGTAGTTTTGTAACGTCAATATCTGACAATACACAAGTTTGAACCGTATTGATAAGAGTTTGTACCATCTCTTCCTCAACATTGTTCTCAACTGCCAATAGTAAAATCTTTTCTTCTTTTACTAAAAACGGTCTATATTTCACCTTTGCATTATTTGATAATGTCACTTCATGCTCAGGCGTCTTCATAAAATTAAGCATTATTTAACTCCTTATTAATAAAATATATCACGTATAATTTTAGGGTCTGGTAACCCTTTAGGAAATACACGACCTCCTGTTACTCGCCCAATGGGCAAATTCTTTCTTAATGTTTCATAGACTTGACGACCTGCTCTACCTATCTCGTTACCTATACCAAATGGTAAGTTATCTAAAAAGTTGCCTTGTATTGCTGTCGTATTAGTTCTATATTCGTTTCTATCTATTCTACTATATTCACTAGTTCTATCACCTGCTAAAAAGTTCCATGCTGTAGTAGCATAGTTTCTGTATGTAAATGTAACACTTGTTTTAACAATTTGATTAACTGCGTCATATGATAATGGTGTTGAAGCAATTGTTTTAGGCCAACACTCATACATTTGTACTTGATATGTTGAGTAACCAGATGAGTCACCTAGTGATTGTCTTAACTGCTGTCTATCTTTTCCTTGATCACCAGTAGGTGTGAAGTTAGCAAGAGCTGCTGTAAATGTTTTAGTTAATGGCGTAATTGTAATTGTACAATCTTTAGCGTAATCGTCATAGTAACCTACATTGTGAGAAATAGGATCAACAATAGAGTTTTGCCATGCTTCAAAAAATAGTCGTTCATCATAATTAATACTTGTATAATATTCTAAAGTTATTTCTTCAAATGATACGTTCTTTGCTATCGCTCTTTTAGGACCATAGTACGTTTCATTTACATCATCTGTTATAGTTTTACCTGGTAATGATACATTAGAACAGAATAAATCCATTCTGTATTTCATTGAATTTTTTATTGCCAATGATAAGGCAGCACTTCTCTTATGTCTTGCACCAACATCACGTGCTGGTAGATCAGAATATACTTGATGATCAGCTAACATGCCTTTAGGACCATCTATCGTAACTAAAAATTGTGTTGGTCTAGCAAAACCACCAGCAGTTGTCATGCCTGATCTAAACACATTATAAACTGAATTGGCATTAGATGAAGCATTGTTTGCTGATATTCTTCTATTGGCTTCTTTTGTGCTAAATTGTGCTTTAGATGGCGGTATGCCTAATCTAATATCTAAATCACCTATTCTTTTACCTACACTTATTATACTCATTATAGAAACTTCCTACTATCTGAATAAACTACAGCGTCACTTGCCTTTTTAAATCTTTGTACAGGCAAGTATATCGCAATTGCGGCCTCATCAGCATTTATTCTTAAAAATCCTGTTTGACAATATGCATACAGATATTTTTTGATTGTTGGTTTTACAATCTTAATTCTTTTTACATCATCATAATTTACATCAAATTTTGTTTTACTATCAAATCTACTATCTGTTGCTGTTGCCTGCATACGTTCTAATAATCTAAATCTCAATAGTGGTGGTAGATAGTGAAAGTTCATACCCATAAACCCACCTGATATTGGTTCTAATGGTAAAACAAGTGGGAACACGTCATAGTAAGGTAATGTCTTTCTAAATTTAGGATTGTACCCAAATAAGTTCAATCTACCTACGCTAGGACGACCATTTAGTTTGTTCTCTCTAAACAATTGACCTGCTGTTTTATTACTTGCAATCTTATTTACTTGTGTTCTATACCAAGTAGCAGATTTATCTGTATTCCCAGCTCTTTGTTTTATAGTGTCAAATACGCTTGCCATATTACTATTTATATGACAATATGACAATTAAAAGGTTTTTAGATGATCTTCGGTAAGTATTTTAAACGTCATATTGCGCTTTTTACACCATGCAAATGCTGTAGCCCATTTTCGTCTATTCGTTTCGTAAGTTAATAATGCCTTTTTAAAGTATGATGATTTAATTTTACCTGGTTTTGGTTTTCTTGTTTGATTTTTAGGTTTGATTTCTATTAGAAATTTTTTATGTGTACCATTAGGTTGTCTTACTTTCATAAAAAAATCAGGATAATATCTATGTATTTTATTATCTACGCCTCTATAATATAATGCAAATTCTTCACTACCCCATTCTACAATCTCTTTAGTCTTATCACAATATACCATAAATCGTTTTTCCCAACTTGACCGATAGACAATGTTATTTACTTGACCTTTGTATTTTGCTTTGTTCAAAGGTTTGAAAATACCTTTATATGCCCTTCGGTCAATATTAGGAAATTTTTTAATTTTAGTTGCCATTTACTATTTTAGCAGTTTTACTATATTTAATTATCTTTACATCACCATCAATATAAGGTAAAGCACCATATAGTTCTATGTTATCTGATAATACAACACTTGCCTTGTCAGGTTTGCTTGTATTAAAAGCAGCAAGTTGTAGGTCTTTCATTTTATCATCCCACATAGTTTTAAAATCTGCTACTCTATCTTTATAACATTTATGTAAATCAAAAGCGTCAAGTATACCTGTGTGTACAACAACTCTAACTTTTTTTTTATTTTCATTATATAGTTTAGCAGCTCTAAAGATTGCTTTACTAACCTGTGAAAATGATGTTGTCATATACATAAGTTCAGCCGTATCTTTGTAAAGATTACTTGACATCCAAGTTTCAATATCTGTATCACTTGTCCATGACATTATTCTTTTTTGTTTTTTCTTATTCTTGTCATTATAGTTATTATATATCGTTGTTGCAACTAAACTTCTTTTATTTGCTGTTAAAAAAGAATCACCACAAATCTCATTTACTCTTGCCAATATATTATCTAAAGTAACAGGTTTAATCCATTCTTTTTCTAAAGCATTCTCACACTCTAATTGTATATCCTGAATAGAAACAGAACCTCTAGGATCATCTGGTCTGTTAAGAATTAAACCAAACTTACTTGCCTGTTCATCTGTTACACCATCATAGATATTAGCAATTACGTTTGTAAATCCTAAATCTTGTAATATATCTTTTCTAGTGTGGCCTGTTAATGGGTGAAGACCATCGCTCATTCTTCTTAACGCAATAGGTTCATGTTTAAGTTTATAACCAAATTCAGTAATACTATTTTTAACTTCTTTCTTTTTAGGATTACCACCCTCTGCTCTATAAGATTGTGTATTTCTAACTGTACCTTTCCACTTTATGTCTATAATTGGTACAAGGTGTCTACCACCATCTTTACCAAACTTTATTTTATTACCATAAAGATCAGGTCTGTTGTCTTCGTTGATTAATTTTTTTGATTGTTCTAGGTGTTCATTTGAAAATTTATTGTTGTTGTGAACATCAACAACATTTAAGTTATTTGACATTTAAGTCTCCTATGTTAGTTTTAACAAGTTTATTCTTGTTAAGTGTGGGTGCCTAATTAAAGGCACCCTTGTTGAGAAAGTGAGAGAGATAGATTATGAATCGTCTTCAGCTAATTTACTAAAATACGACAGGTCATCGCTGTCGTTAGACGATTCAACTTTCTCTACCGAATTGTTAGAAGACGTTGGTATGTCATTACTGACAGGTGGGAGATCAATATCTTCAACTGACTCGGTACTTCTTTGTCCAGTAAGTGTCTTATTAAGTTTCTCTTTGAGTTCTTCATAAGCTTTAAAATTACTAGGATCAATGAAGGGCTTTAGAGCATATTGAGATTTCCATATCTTGTCAATCTCCTCATCAGTAGGTTTTAATCTACTAACTGGCTCAAATTCAGATTTATCATAATTCCAGTAGCCGTCTACCTTTCTGATTTTTAGTTTAAAGTTTGCACCTTCCCAAAAATCAAATGGGTTAACAGCCTTTTCATCTTCAAATGCTGGGTTCATTGCTTCAGTAATCT